TTGCTTCAATGAAGAAAAACTGGGGGCTGAATATCGAGAAAGTGAATCAAAGTTGGATGCAAGAGGCGATCGTTGACAGGGTTGTAATCCAGTCGGTTTCTGAGTTTGAAAAAATTCGAAAGGAACAGTTCTTTGCTGAAAGGGAGGCGATGTATCGATGAACCAGTCGGATTTTCTTCCGGACGACCTAGACACGGCTATCCAGCATTACAGATGCTGCTATACGTGCTTAGCAAAAGCTGAAGAAGCGCTTGTGGCAGACAATCTGCAGCTTGCAGAAAAGCGGATGGAGGACTTTAAGCGCAGTTTGGATGCACTGCATTGGCTGAAACGGCGGAAGGAACAGAAGGTTGAACTAAGAGCGATTATCGCGGCGCTGATAGATCGCGGGGTTGACGTCGAAAAGGTAGTGATGCGGTAATGGGCGAGTTGTTTTTTATGGTTGCATTCTTGCCGGCAGTGTTAGTGGGACGGATTTTATTGGAGGTGTGGCTTGATGACAAATAAAGAGAAGGCTGAAATCATCCTGGAATGCCTGGAAGAATATGTGCAGGTCGACTGGAACTTCAAGGAGATATACGAAAAAGCGATCGACAAGGCGCTTATAAAGATCGCCAAAAAGGAAAAAGCAGCAAGATAAGCTGGCACTTAACTTACTGCAACTTTGTTGGAATTACCTCTATTATACCACACAGAAAATGATAGGCCTAGTGCCTGTCATCATGGTCAGGATCCAAACTATCCCCCCTCGTTTCTCCGGATCCTGGCCGTGATGATGGACGCTATCCATCGGAAGGGAGGGAGTAGGATGAAACAGCCAGTGCTTAATGTGAATGGCAAGAAATTTAAGGTTCATGACATCGGGTGGTTTGAAAGCGGCGAAATTTGCAGCGTTTCGATATTGGTTGGAGGTGAGAGTGTAACGATTTTTAATAAAACATACGATAGTCCTTGGGATGTTCCATTTGATGGAAGTACGCCTAAATCGAACGAGAAATTATATGCACTTAATTTAAACAAGGAAGGACTGATAACGCTTGAACGCAATTGAACACCCCGATATTACCAGAATGCGCCGGTATGGAGATCTGAGAAATGACCCAGAGTTTTTCGGTTACGACTGTTTAGGGGACGAAATCTTTTACGGCGAAGAAGTAGTTGAAATTGATGGTGAACTTGTTTTACAAGATAACCTTCAAAAATATCTGGTTGAGTTCTACGGCGCAAAGTTTTTCACAGCACAATAAAAACTCCCTTTGCCGAGGGAGTGAGGCGTCTTGAATATTGACTATATCTTCATTTTACGGGACTTTGAAAACTAAATCAAGAGGTGACAATTGATGAACCCATTGCAATCGGAAGAATTGATGGAGTGGGAAGAAACAGGCATGGAAGAACGCCAGCACTTTGAAATAACGAATCTGGAAAGTCTGACATGGGCCTTCCGGAAGCTTTCTGCCTTGAAAGCAAAAGAAGCTGAAATCGAAGCAATTGCAAAAGCTGAAAAGCAACGCATAGATGAGTGGGAAACAGCTGAAAAGAAAACAATCACGGCCAACAAAGAATTTTTTGAGGGGCTTATAAATGCTTACCATGTAAAAGTATTGAAAGAAGACAAGAATGCAAAAACGCTTTCTACTCCGTATGGTAAAGCCAAAGCAAGAAAAGTGAAGGAACAGCCGGAGAAAGCCAACGAGAAGGCCGTTTTGAAACATGTAGTTGAAAATGGAATGGATGCCTACATCAAGTCTTCACTAAAATGGGCGGACTTTAAAAAGTCCCTGCGGATCGTTGAAGCAGATGGAAAGAAAGTAGCCGTGGACGAAAATGGAGTGATTGTTGACGGCGTTGAAATCAAGCCTGAACAAATCAAATTTTCAGTGGAGGTGGACTGAAATGGCTGAACATGCATTAGCACAGCAAAATGCTTCTTTATCACTAATCGACACGGTTGATATTGGCGCAGTACAAACCACATTGGCAAAGATCGGGCAGTTCCAAATGGTTGTTCAAAACACTTTAAAGGCAAATCATGATTACGGTATTATCCCTGGAACCAACAAGCCGACGCTCTTGAAGCCGGGTGCAGAAAAAATTCAGATGCTGTTTGGTGTTACAAGCGAATATGAGGTTACGGAACGCATCCAGGATTATGAAAAAGGTTTCTTTGCTTTCACTGTTCGCTGCACAATCTTTAAAAATGGAATGAAAATCACGGAAGGTGTCGGACACTGCAACACGCGCGAGAAAAAATATGTTAATCAGGATCCGTACACGCTCGCTAATACATGCTTGAAAATGGCGAAGAAGCGCGCGCAAATTGATGCAACTTTAACTATTGCCAGTTTGTCGGAAGTATTTACACAGGACATGGAAGATTTACAGGACTATCTCCAAACCGAACAGATCGAAACGATGACGCCGGAAGAAGCAGGGGCAACGAAACTTACTTTCGGAAAGTTTAAAGGGAAAACATTGAAAGAAATCTATTTGTCGGACAAGTCTTATCTCCAATGGCTGGTTAAGCAAGATCGTACGAAACCAGTAATCAAGAAAGCTATCAATATCATGTTTGAAGCAGTCGAACATCAAAAACAAGAAAGAGCACAGCAACCAAAGGAACAGTCAACGCCGGTCCAAAATGAAGCGAATAAAACTGATAAGCAAGAGGAACAAAATCCTTTTGATGATGCTGAACCGGTTGAGATCAATGATGATGAATTTCCATTCTGATAAAAAGGTGCCTCCTCTTTTTGAGGAGGCAACCAACAAAAAACAAGGTGGTGAAAAACTTTGGCTCGGCCAAAAAAAGAAGGCATGGACTATTTCCCGCATGATACAGACGCAGTAAATGACGAAAAAATTGAGGCCTTGCGATTGCTTTACGGGAATGATGGATATGCTTTTTATTTCATCTTACTGGAAAGAATTTACCGCACCGCAGAATTTGAACTCGACATTTCTGACGCAGAAACTATTCAGATACTCAGCAGAAAAGTAGGGGTTTCTGTGGAGAAATTCGAGCAGATGCTGGAGTCGGCACTCAAAAGGAAATGTTTTGACCGTGATGCATACGAAAGCAGGAAGGTTTTAACATCGCCCGGGATAAAAAACAGGGCAGGTGTAGTGGTTGAAAAGCGAAAAAAGATGCAACAGCGGTATCAATTATCAAAAAATGATGTTTCTTCCTCAGTTTCTGATGAGTTTCTGCCGCAGAAACCCGACAGAAATGCAGCAGAACGTACACAAAGTAAAGTAAAGCAAAGTAAAGTAAAGAAAAGTAAGTATGCTGCTATAGAATCCGCCTTTTTAAATCTTGGCGGAGGAATCATTCTTAATCCTGATGATATTGCTTGCATAAATAGAATGGCCGAATTGGATGTCGAAGTCGAGCAAATTATTTCATGGATGAAAACGAAACATGATGATTTCTACCGAAAAAATCCAAATGGGAAGATATCGTCTATTAAATACTATGAACCATATGTCAATGATATGTATCAAAAACTTAAAAGCAATGTTGTTCCATTTTCCGGATATAGGCCAAAAAAAGAAGAAACGCTGGAGGAACGATGGGAACGGATGAAACGAGAAGGAAAACTTTCTTTTCTTGAGGAGGGCAGTAAATGAACGCTGATCAGATCTTAAAAATATTAAAGACGATCAACTCTGCCTATTCGCGGTTTGACGTTACCGATGATCGGATTGCTTTATGGGGAGACATGCTCAAAGATATGGACTTTAACAAGGTAATGCACCGGCTAAAAACCCATATCAAAGATAAACCTTTCCCACCTTCCATATCCGAAATATCGGTCTATGAAACACCTAAAAACGAATTTTTAGAGAAATACAGAAGATGGCAACTCGAGGGGGCTGAACGTATTGCAAAACAACAAAGAAATGAACATGAACAGTCTGAACAGCCTCGCGCCGACAAGTGAAACGCTCGAAGCTGAAAATATGGTGCTCGGGGCCGTGTTTCTGGAACCAGACCTGATAAATGAAATCATTCTGGAACCGGAACACCTGAACCATATGAAAAACCGGCTCATTTTGAAAGCAATGAAAGAGCTGCAAAGCGAAAATGTGGGAATTGATACCGCAACTGTTGCCAACAAGCTTGGAAGCAACTTAGAAAACGCCGGTGGCATTTCCTACATAACCAGTTTAGCAGTGTCGTGCCCGTCCACTGCAAATATTGCATCCTATCAAAATATCGTGTTGGAGCAATATAAGACACGGAAACTGGCAGAAGCTGCGACCAATTTCCTGAACAACAAAACCGATCAAACAGCCGATGACATTTATCGAACGTATGTGGAAATGCAGGAAATTGGGCTTAAAAAAGAAAGCAACAAACGAGAAACACTTATGGAAATCTATGCCGAGATGAACGAAGATCACGGCGAGCTTACCGGAATTGATACGGGTTTCAAAGATTTAAACGACATGACCGGTGGACTAAATGGCGGAGACTTAATCATAGTGGCGGCCAGGCCTTCCATGGGTAAAACAGCCTTTGCCTTAAACTTGGCAATGAAATGCTGCGTGACTGGTGGTGTAGCAGATGTATTTTCTCTTGAGATGCCGGAAAAGCAGCTGACACAGCGCATGTTAAGCGCGATCGGAAATATTCAGGGTGCCAAGTGGAGAAACCCGTACCGGACATTTTCTGACGAAGATCGAAACAGGGCGATGAAAGCAATCGGAATATATGACAAGTGGCTCATGAACATTCACGATGAGTCCACACAAACCGTCGCAGAGATAAGGGCGGCCGTCAGAAAAACGCAGCGA